TCTTGGGAAAGAATGGCTGCGCCTATGTTGTAAAGCATATCCTCAATTATGCTCTCGATTTTATCCGCCATGCTCTCGTGGGATTTAATGATATCCTTCACATTATCCCGGACTGTGCCGGAAAAATCCTTATAGTCTTCTTTTGCAGCATCAAGAGCCTTTTCGCTGGCCTTTTGAATTGCATTTTCGGCATCTTCGGCCGCTTTGACCTTATCCTTGTAGGCCTCTTTCTGGGCATCGGCCCGGTCTTTTAAATCATTGGCATCAAACCGGTCATACTCGGACTGCATAGAGCTGTCATAATTGGCCGCCATTGCATCCTTGACGGATTTGTAAGCTTTCTCAAGTGCAATTTCCTCATGCTTGGCCTGATTTTTCTTCAGCATGAGTTCATAGACTTCCTTCAGCTTCGGGGTCACTCCGCCCAGTGCCTTGGTCTCAGCCTCATACCATTCATGGATTTTGAGATCCTCATAGGCCTTGGCGGATAGGGTGAGCTTGGCATGTTCGTCGCTTATCTTCTCCAGCGCCCTGGCTCTATCCTCATCAATCTTCTTCTGAGGTGCCGCCATTTTTTCTTTGAGATCTGCTATCTTTTTTTCTGCTGTTTCAATTACCTGCCATTTTTCAGACTGATTTTGCTTGATATAATCAAGATTTTTTTCAAGATACTTCAACTCCTGGGTATCACTCTTTGAAAAGCTTTTTTCCATCTCTTTGGAAAAGTTATCGCCTTCTGAAATCTGATCTTTTACGGCCTTTTGTGCGGCCGTCCATGCCGTAATCCAGCCATCGACCACAGCAGGCTCAGGCGCTCCGAAATTTAAGACCCAAGGCTCCTGGGCAGCCCGTTTGTATTCTTCATACACGGCCTGCAACGCCTTTATCTTCTCTGCAAGGGCTTTTGATTGTTTTTCGTCGTATTCCCATTCGTTCGCATAAATACCGCCCTTACCACGGCCCATTTCAGACGCTTTTAAACCCTCAAATTCTTTCTGGTAATATTCAAGGGACTTCGATATGGATTCAAAGGTTTCTGTCGTGTACGTTTCTGCGGACCTGTAGGATTCCTCGATTTCTTTATTATGTTGGATGAGTGCCTTTGCCGTCTTTCCGGCTTCGATTGGTAGTTTTCTATATCTTGCCAACGCCGCTTCAAAATCATCCTCATCACCAAAGAAATCGTCAAACGATATCCCATCTTCCTTTAACGCCTTTATTCCATCAAAAAAATCCCGGAATTCATTTGCCAGGAAGGATAGCCCCCCAACAACGGCAACCCCTTTAACACCAAATTTCATACCCGCCCCAAGAAGAATGGCCTGCATCTCAGGTGGCATTTGAGAAAACCCGGTAGCAATATCGGCAAACATTTTGGTTGCGGAGGCGGCTACTCCTCCATACATTTCGATAACGTCCTGACCAGCATACACCATATTTGCAAAAGACTGGGAGATCCTGGCAAGCTCCCTCTGGGCATCCTGCTTTACGACCTCTTCCTGAAAGCGCTTGATAGTGTCTGTTATCGCCTCGACAGCATCCGCCGTTGCCGGATCAAACGCCTTTCCCATGGATATTTTAAGGTCATTGATGTACCGCGGCAACGATGTTATCTGCTTTCCTGCCGAGGACATGGCCGCTGTATATGATCCGGCAATGTCGGCACCTCTTTCAATAACAACATTTAGCCGGGCCTGTACTTTTTCGTTCTCTGTTAAATCAGCGGCTGACTTACCCAATTGTGCCGCTATTTTTTTATAGGAGTCCTCAAAATTGACATTCAGGCCTATCGTTTTCAGCACTTCGATTTGTGCCGTCTGGATGCCGTATACCATCCTCTCCAAAGCGTGAGAGGAATTAACATTGCCGATTACAGCCGCATCTTGTGCAATGCGAGCCAAGACATTTGCATTTTTTAAATCAATATGCGCCTGCACCAGTTTGGTAACCGTTTCTCTGGAAATATCCATTTGGATGCCGGATTTTCTGACCCCCTCGGCATATTTATCCATTTCTATGGCATTATACCCGGCGTTTTTCCCAACGGTATTCATAACGATACCAAGTGTCTCATATCTGGCGCTGACCATGGCAATATCTTTGGCATGATCTACAACCTTATAGGCGGCAAATGCCCCGCCTATTTTAATCAACATATCGTTTGCCATCTTCGCGCTGCCGTTAAAAGACTTGGCGCTCCGGTCCATGTCATCAAAGGCTTGCTTGCCCTTGCGGCCGGTATCGGTAGAAACTCTGCCCACGTCCTGCAGGACCCGGACAGAGCCCTTTTCATCTATTTTCAGCGCAATATGGATGGTGCCGGTGTTAGACATTCATTGACCCTTCCGAGATCCAGCCATTCTTCATACGTGAGCATTTCTTGATCAAGGGGGAATCCTGCCTGATAAAGCTTTCTGACTTGCAGCAATTTCCTGGTGTAAGGATGGATCTGCCAGTCCGGCACCTTTGGGCAGTGTTCACATGCCCAGGACAGTTCCGGTTCGTCATATTCTTCCTTACATTTTTCATATTCTTTATCATCACAGATATTCCCCTTTGATATGGCCGTAAGATCATGCTCCAGGATCAGTCCGGGTCAGGTTCTCCCGGGAGTTCTTCGGTATCGTTGGTTTCGCTGGTGTTTTCAAATGCGTGGATGGCAATGCGCTCCACAAGATCCGCATTGTACTGCTGAAACCAGTCTTTCCAGTCCTCTCGGTATCCGGGCTTCCCGGGCACGGATGATACAGCCACGGCCTGGCCGTTGACTTCTTCCCCGAAATCCCCCTCCCGCCATCCTTCCAGAATCTCTTTGCCATGTTTCTGCCGGCACTCACCCGTGCAGTTGACAATCTTGTTCCGGATCCGCTTGGTCATGCCGTTGGTATAGGCGGCTTGTTCCTTTGCCGTAGGCGTCCGGAAATAGAGCTCCAGGTCGGACCCGGAAATATTATCATGCAGTTTTAAGGTGTTTGGTTTCTTGCTTGCGATTCTCATATGTCCTCCGTTATGATGCCCGGCGCTCGGCGCCGGGATGGTTATGCTGCGTAATATTGTGCCAGGTTTTTAACTTTTACGATGACGGACCCATAGGTCCCGTCCTCCAGGACGATCAGATCCCCCTTTTCCGCCAAACGCTTGCCGTTGGCGCTGACCGGCGCCTTCAAAATGCCGAGTTTTGGAAAAATAAGTTCCACCCCATACTTGTGGCCCGTGTCAAACTCTGCCCCTTCGGCCAGGATGGATGCGGCAAAGGTTTCGTCCGTGTCCATGTAATTGCGGATGATATAATCCCGGAACTCGCGATCCAGGGACAGGGTTTGCTCCCTGCCGTCCCTGAAATACTGAGACGCATAAGCCCCGCCGCCGCCCGGCACAAATTCCACCTTGCCGTTGTTCATGAGTTTATGCTCAATGGAATTGATCTCGGCTCCCAGCTCTCTACCGCCCAAAATGGCGGTGCCGTTCCATTTGCCGCCGATTTTGAATGTCAATTCCGATACCCGCAGCGGAGTCTCGGACACCCGGGCAGGAAAACTCATCCAGGCCGCTTCCGTGGGCGCGTAAAGAACCTTGAAGGTCCGAACATCCGTTCCCGCCCCTGGGGCCGTAATGGTGATGACTGCGGGCGTGGCCGCAGAAACCGCAGAGAATGCCACCTCGGTCCACACCCCGGAGGCCAGCTCCGCCCGGATCTGATGGATGGCATCCAGCCGCTCGGCTGCCGTAGACCCGGCCACCCCGTTGGCTGCAAGGGTCAGGCTGGTGACATTTTCGGCAGCGCTGATGGATTCTTCCACCACAGAAGCATCATATTTGCCAGTGCCGACGATATCCCCGGTAATTTTCACAAATTCGTCTCTGGAAAATGCGCTGGTAACCCCATTCACAAACATGGAACAATACCGCTCCTTGCCGATGGTTTTGCCGGTGCGCTGTCCGGCCGTAAATGATGGCAGCGACCTTGCCTCATCCAGATCCCCGGATATGGGGGTAATGGTTTTCAGATAACCGTCTCCGGCAGCGCTGGACGCCACCACGCCCAGGGCAAAGCCATACAAAAACGCAAAATGCTGGGGCTGGGCCTTGGGAAAGTTAAACGTTACGGCAGCGGTCCGGCCAAGATTGTAAATGGTATCCGCCTCTTCCTTGCCCGTCATTTCATCCTTATTGCTCTCGCGCCGGGGATCGGTATTGATGATATCCCCCACGGCGGCCAGCAGGGACAGGTCCAGGGTCTGGGCCGTGTTGATGGCGGTTTCTTTGGTATAAGCCGATACGGCAACGATACCGTGATTCGCTCGTATGGATCTCATGATTCATCTCCTTTGCGGCTTTTCGGTTTAACCGCAGGCGCCGGGTCCGGCACCTCAACCTGGGCCACTTTTTCAAACCGGTCCTCATATCCCAGGGGCGCCTGGTCATATGTTTTATTGCGTTCAAATTTCAGGCCTGCATCCGGACCGTCAACGATCTCAAACGCCTCCTGGCCTTTCTTAAGTCTTACCATGGTTTATTCCTCCAAAATTTCATATTCAAAGAACAAGCCCTTTCTCAGGATCAGGCCGGCCTTGGTGTACATCAGATTAATCGGCGTGGCGGACAGGGGCGATACCTCCCGGACGTAACCGTCAAGAAGGTTATCCCTGAGCGCATCGAAGATCTCATCCCCCCGGTCCAGAAAATCCAGCATGCAGTCATCGCCGGGCCGAAGCTTGTCAAAATAATAGACCTCCACCGGGCATTTTTTTTCGATGGCGCCGCCCATCATTTCCGAAACCGCCATCTTGCCGTCCTTGATCCCGATGCAGGGAAACCTGCATCCGTCCGGCAATAGATTTGCATCCGGAATAAAAAGAATGTCGCTGTCCCGCAGGCCCGTGAACACCCCGGACAGTGCTGTTTTTATGGCTGCCAGCAATCCTCTCATGATGCCCTACGTCCCATGATGATCCAGTCCTTGCAGGTTTCTACAAACTCCTGGATGTCTGCATCGTTAAAGCCCAGAAACTCTCGCTTGGGGATCTTCACCTTGTGTCCCCGGCCTGCCATGCCGCCCCGGTTATGGATGGCGGCATAGTCATTTGCTACTGGATTAGAAAATACGCCGGCGCTGTCTTTGTCGGCTTCCGGATGCACCAGGATCAGATGGCCTGCTTGTCGAAGAATCTTGTCAATTGCGTCCGGTATTTTTGCCTTACGTTCCAGGGTGACCGGTTTAAGTTCCTGCCACCCGGACCCGTCCGGGGCCTCTTCCCGCTCGAACCGGTTATCAGTCTGGAGGACCATGTATTTTGCAAAATTCTTCATCACCGGCGTCATGTCCTTTATCCTGGCTATGTCCCGGGCAATCATGTCCTGCAAATCCTTATCATCCCAGGTATAAAGCACTCCATCACCAGCCATATCAGTATCCCTTCATCGTATCCCTGGAGAAAATCCGGGGGCTGGTGGTGATGGCCACGGCATCTGATCCGGAGCCGGTGGGCGCGGCGGATACCCCGGAAAGAACAATCTTCCCGGCCGCAACCTTTTCCAGGTATTTGACCGCATCCTCATATTTTTTCCGGGTATCTTCCGGGCTCTGGCCCCGCCTGGAAGAGATCTTGTAAATGGCAATATCCACGGCCAGATCCACCAGGATATCCGGCACCGGTGACACGGGCACGCTGTACCGGACCGCCAGGTAGGAGTCAATCAAGGCCCCGGCCCCGGCAATGGCCTTATCCGTCACGTCGGTATTGACGGCGCCGGTGTCATCATCATCCGTAGACCGGATGACTTCCGCCTCATCCATCATGGCCAGGATGTCATTGAGGGTGCAGTATGACATTTAAGCCTCCGGAACCGGCGCCGTGTTCTTAAGGATCAAATCAATGAGGACCGATTTGACCACGTTGGAAGGGTATTCAATGCCCATGGCATCGCAGTCTGCTTTCAGTTTGGCCACGGTGTGCCCTTCCAGTATCGCCCGGGTCTGGGCCTCTTCCTCGGGGTCATGTTTTGGCAGATCCGGCAGATGCTTTACTTCCAGCATGGGCTCGGTTTCGAGCTGAATCAGTTGTTCTTCGGTGAAAAAATCATTGGGGAACTGTTTCGGATTCCGGGTAAAGGACTGCCCGGCCCTTCGGAATCCATTGTTTAAAGCTCTGATGCTGATCATGCGTTTCTCCTTTTATATGGGTGCAGGAGGCGCCCCCTGCACCCTCTCAGGTGGTTTTTAAATGTATGATTTATTATTCCCCGGATCCGGTGGAGCCGTAGGACAATTGCCAGAGACCATATCCGCCCGCAGCCCTGGCCTCAGCCCCGAATTTGAACTTTTTCCGGCTAAACACACCATCCGATTCAGGATCAGTCTGTTTGACAAATTTCGGCGCTTCGCGTTCCTGGTAGATGAAGGGTTTCAGGGGTCTGTTGGTGCAGTGCAGCATCCACTGGGTAGTGCTGGTAATCCTGGGGTTGACCATCACAACGGCGGTTCCTTTGTAAGGATTCGGTGATTGATCCGACAGTTTTTCGTTTTCGCAGATCATTTTTGCCGTTGCTTCCAGGGCAGGCCCGACCTCCAAAGTATCAGGAACCAGACCCAGGGACCTGCCCTCATCATCCTTAAAACTCATGATGGCCAGCCTGGCAGCGCCATAGGATGCCGCTGCCGCTGCGGTTGTGGCCGCGGACAGGGCAGCGGTGCCCTTGTTGGATACCGACGCCTCAACGCCGTTGGCATTCGTCACCGGATGGTCCGTGTCATAGAAATACTGCCCGTCATAGCATTCCTGAGAAAACGCATTATTTTTCAAATCCGCGTCAATCTCATCGGGCAACTGTTTTGCAGAGAACCCTGCATCCTGGGCTATGGGGCTGTAGATCCCCAAATTGTCATCATTGATATCGTTCCGGTCCACCTCAACCGTGGCCTCCCAGTCATCATTGACTACCGTGTATTTGTGGGCGGCCAGCTTGCGGAATACCTTATCCCCGACCCATTTTCGCATCTTCGGGAACCTGCCGAGCCAGGAATAATCATTCTGAGCTCCTCCGGACGGCACCTTCATGGTGGTTTTTTCCCAGATGCTGGGGGCGGCATCAAACGCCTTATTGAAGATGGTCTTCAGTGTAATAAAGACCGCCTCTATGTTTGCTCTGTTTAATAGCATGGTAACTCTCCTCGTTTAAATTTGATCAGTAATGGCTATCCCACCGTGCTCAATGCACATCCGTCATTGACCAGCACCCGCCAGCGCTTTGCTCCGCCGACCTGGACCGCTTCCAGGACAATGGTGTCTCCGGCATCCCCCATGGTGATGGTATTGTTCCCGGTCTGGTTGATGGCGGCCGCCACCGTGATCACGGCGTCACCGCCGTCCACATCCAGGGTAATGGCCAAAAGGGTTCCGACCCGGGCCGGTATTGCCAGGGTCCGGGTCTCTGCAGCAGCGGTGGTCAGGGCACAGTTCCCGGATCTCGCAGGTGAAATAGCCCCAGCGGCTCCCGGATCTGCGATCAGTACCGGAACATGGGGATAGATTTCCGCCAGTGCGGCCTCGACCTGAGCCGCTGATGTGAACGCGCCAGAATCAAGCAGGCTGATGGCCGATGCGGCATGGGCGCCGACGGTATCTGCCATATGGGTTGCCACATCCGTCTGCTTGACGGCCGGGGTGATGTCGATATAGGCCAGAGTGGTGGTGATGAATTCCGCAATCACGCCGCAAAAAATCAGGTTCGTGACATTGGCTGCCAGATCCACCGTCTGGTCATCTACCAAATAAACCTGGTCTCCGACATTGGCCTGGGTAATGGCCGTGGCAAGATTCATCATGTGCAGGCCTTCCCTGTCATAAACCCCGTTCAAGCTGCCGTTCTGGCCCAGGGTATTATCAAACCTGCCCGTGCCGATCCCGGCAAAAATCAGGCCTGCTGTATCCGCTCCGGGCACCAGATACCCGGCTGCGTTAAAACAGTTCACAGCTCCGCCATACAGCAGAGTTGTGGCTGCCACCGGACCCACTCCCAATTGTCCGGGTTTTTTCCGGGTATCCCGGTCTTTTGATAATGCTGTCATGCTACCTCCCGTTGGGGTTAAGGCCAAGCCTTACCCGTTATATTTTTTGATATCTGCCGGATCAACGCCCATGAGAGATGCCACATGGGCCACGGCATCATTTTTTATCGTGGTATCGGTTTCCGGCGTATAGCCCGGCAAATCTTTCAGCGGCACCACCACCGGCGCCATGGCCACAAAAGTGTTGAATCCCTTCAGATCCATACGTGCATAATTCAGTGCCCAGTCTTTTTGCGCCGTCGCAATCTTGCCGGTTTTCATGGCGGCATCCACTGCATCGGTTGCATCCCGTTCCGTCAGCTTGGCCTGCAGGGCAACAAACTCATCCCTGGACACTGCACCGGTGCCGGCCTGTTTCAGGGCATGGATACCGGCCACGATGGTGGACACGTCATCCGTATCCTTAAGCCCCAGGGCGGCAACGATGGTGTTCGGCACCACCTCTTTAATGGTTTCCTTGGCCTCCGGGAGGTCTACTCCCTGGGATGCAACGACAGTCAATATCTCTGCTGTGGTCGCATTTCCATTTAGCCCCAACTTTACCGCTAGGGCAGATTTCAATTGTGCTTTGTCCATAAGGACCTCCTCATTGGTTTCCAATCCCAGTTTAGCCAGGATCGGTGTTAAATTGGTTGTTCTCGGCCGGTTGGTCAGGGCCACGCTGTCCAGACCGCAGACCCGGCCGTCTGATTTGCGGACAAAAAATACAGGGGAAAAATACCGGTATTCTTTTTTGGCAATCATGCCGGCGGCAAGCTCGGTCCATTCCACCCGGGCCTTGATACCCACGCCGTCCTTCCAGACCAGCTCCTTGATCCAGCCCGACGCCGGGGCAGGCTGAACGCCTTTGACCGACGCATGTTCATAATCAAACGCCACCTCATTGCCCCGGGAGGCAATATCCACCCGGATCAGCTCCAGAGCTTCCCGATCCACCAAAAACGTTTCTCCCGTGGCCAGCTTGCCCCAGCCCGCGGCAAACAGCAGCATCCATTCCGGGGCCTGGGCCTCTTCCTGGAACTTGGCGACCAGGTGCAAAAGTTCTTTACGCATTGGCATTCACTCCTTTTAAAAAATTATCCCCCTGGCCCACGTTGTAATCCCAGCCGGGATCGATCCCCACAGGGACCTGGTGCTTTTTGCCGCTCCTGTCCTCCCATTCCCGGTATTTGATTTCCGGGGCCTTGTCCGGGCTGGTTTTGCCCATCTTTGCAAGATCCCTGCGGCTCAGGGTCACCACCCGGCACCTGCATCCCCATCCGTTTGGCGGATAATGGGTGTCCCACCAGGGATCATCCGCCGGCAGGATCAGCCCGTTCCATCCAACTGGCACATCGTCAGCGTGTAGTTTTCTCGGCACTCTGGACCCGCCGTGGCGATACTGCCAGTAAGGCCGCAACGCCACTACGTCCGGGTCCGTCATTTGCCGATACCGGCCTGCATGATAGGCGGTCCGCAGATTGGTATCGTAAATCACCTTTGTGCGCCAGTTGCGGCCGCCCTTGTAAATCCATCCGGCCTTTTCCACCAGGGCGTCAAAATCCTTCCGGAAATCATTGAGCGTTGCGCCCTCCGATATGGCCCGGTCAACGGCGGTTCTCAGATCCTCCAGCAGATCTTCCTGCATGGCGCCGGCCACCATGAAGCCTTTGGTGTGCATCAGCTTCCACAGATCATCCCAGCGCTCCGTGGGGATGTTCAGTTTCTGCCGGAAATAGGCAATGGCCTCATCAAAGGGTCTCCCGCCATATTCCTGGGTGATCTTACTCATTATCCATCACCTCTTGGCGTCCCACCAGGTGGGCCGTGGTCATGGCCTTGGCAATCAAATCAACCAGATCCGCAGCGTCCATTTTCGGTAAGGCACCGGAAAGTTTATCCCGGACCTCTTCCAGGGACCCGGAATCCGCCATGATATTTTTGACCACTTTCAGCATGGCCAGAATATGCACATCAGACTCATCCTCCAACCTGCCGGAAATCAGGTCTGTGGTTTCGGGAATTCGATTCTCGACAGGATTTGAGGCTTTGGCCATATAGCAGGGTCCGTTTTCAAGCCTGGCTGAAATAGGCCCCATTTTCGCACGAAGAGTTTCTTCACCCTTCTGAGGCTCCGGAATATGATATTTTTTACGGATATGGGATACCGGGATGTCCATACGGTCGGCAAATTTATCAAGGATCTCCGCGTCTGCGGCCAGGTCTTCCTTTTTAAACCGGCCCATATATTTGGGCACCGGCGTATCCCATCCGTAATTGAACCCCACCCAGGGGCGGATCAACTGAGTCCGGACCGTGGCGGCAATGGCCCGGCAATCTGCATTGATCAGATCGATCCTGACATCATTGTGAACATTGCCCAGGGCATAGCTCCCCTTGCCGTCCGAATCCGCCGTCAGGGTGGCGCCAAGAATGGCCTTTGACATCTCCTTGTTGCCGAACCGGGCCAGGTTCTCGTACAGATCTGAAGACACAGACCCCTTGTTCGACGTGACAAACTCAATCTCCGTTGCCTTGGAAATGATCCCGGCCGCATCAGACCCCAGGGCCTGCACCGCAATGGCCAGGGCGTCCTTATCTTCAGGCGTGGCTCCGGAATCATATTTGCCCAGGCGCAGCGGCATGCCGTAGACCTCGCAGAATACCACCCAGTCCTTGACGGCATAGTTTTTAAACAGATACCACCAGGCGCAGATCCGATAGATGCCTGACCGGACCGAATGGCCTGATTTGCCGCCATACCGGTGTATCATCACCCGCCAGGCAGGGATATCAACGCCCATGGGATCATCATCCGTGATCAGCCTGGGCACCCTGGACAACAGCCCCATCTTGTCTGTAAAGAGAAACCGCTTTTGTTCCAGGAATTCAAAATCCCCGACCCAGGTCTGGCCTTCCGAAACATCCCACTTTAAATCAAAGGATGAAAACCCTTTTCCCACCGAATCCTGAAAGGATATGAGCACATCAGACCAATCCGTGATCTCAGACAGCATCAGCTCCACCTCTTCGGCAATTTTCACATCCTGCCGGTCATCACTGGCCGGGGTGATTTCAAACTCCGCATCCAGGATGACGTTTTTCCTTTTACTGGTCTCTCCGATGATGTGGGCGTCCTTCTCTTCTATCTGGTCAAACAGTTCGGCCTGGCGCCTCAGATCCCCGGCATCGGCCTCCTTTAAAATTGCCGCCAACCGCTGGGGCGTCAGCCCTTCCGCCACATAGTCCCGGAAGGCATTGGTCAGGGGAGCGGCCGCTAAAGGCCGTCTATCCGGTTTCTTTTCCGGCCGCTGGTATGGCCTGCCAAACTGATCAAAAAAAGTTACCATCAATAAGCTCCTCTGGTTGCAAACCGCCGCTTGACGGTGGATTCATATTTCACTTCTCCGGTTGGCTTTGATGCCGCCTGCGTTGCCAACGCCTTGGCCCAGAAATGATCCGCATGGCCTGTTTCGTCAGACTTCTCGGCATCAAAGCGGAAATGCTTGGTTGTAGTGGCATATTTCTTTACGCTGTGCAGCGAGGTTCGGATGGTATTGGATGGCGGGATTGCACTGCCCTTGTCTTCAAAATTCTGTTTCAGGCCGGTGGCCAGCGCTTCTTTATTCCCAGCGGTAAAAGGAACGCATTCCACTTTATCTCCGTACAGATCTTTTGCACTCTCCGCCAGCATGGCCCCGATGCCTGTTTCATCGATTCCGGCCCGTCTGAATCCGGATGCCAGGATGGTAAGCAATACCTGTTTCTGCACAAAAAACGGCTTGGCTTTTAACTCGATGACGGCAGCGGTCCTCAGAACATTGTTGATCTCCTGGTCAACCCAGATGACGGACAAATCTTTGATCCGGCCGATATCCATACCGACGTACACATCCCCAAGGAGTTTGACATTGTCAAAAATATATCGAGGCAAGGCAGGTTCAGCCTTTGTATGCTTGTATTGTTTATAATTTTCCTCTGCCTTTTTGATCAGCGAATCCACCCAGTCGGGTTCAGGATTCAGCCGGACATCTTCAACAGATGAAATCAATTCATGGGTCAGGAAGGCAGAGACTTCATCGGACGGGATGCATCCGAACTCTTCATGCCAGGCGTCATCGTCATTGAGGGCCAGCTTGAGATCTTCCGGTTCGATGGGTTTGCCCTCCTCATCCTTGAGCTCTAGGCCCATTTCAACAGCCTCATAGATGCTGTATGAATGTTTACTCCATCCGCCGCGTTGCCCTATAAATTCGTATTCCTTGCCGATAAACCGCTGGAGGGTCGGCGCGGAAAAAAATAACTCATAGAACTTGTTGGCCTTGCCCTTGAAGGTGGAAATAATCCGGATCTTGTATCCCCTGGTCACCGTGGGGAACATGGCGGTCCAAATCTCCCGACTGTCCTTATGAACGGCAAATTCGTCCAGGATGATGTTTGCGCTCCACCCCCTGGCCGTGTCCGGATTGGCCGGGAGCCCGACAATTCTGGAACCGTTGGGCAGGTTGATTTCAAGCTGCTTATATACGGTCTTGCCGTCTTCAGACAGGAATTCGGATTCTTCAACAGCGATGTAGTCCAGGGCCACATCAATGGCCCTCATGTGCATCTTGGCCTTATTGATCAGCTCTTTGGACTGCCGTTCTCCGGCCGACAGCATCACCCAGGTGGTGTTCGGATTTTCGACACAATCCAGAACCGCCTCAAGAGATGTGGAAAAGGATTTGCCGCCCTGGCGGGTGATGACACCGATTTTAAACCGGCTCTTATCTTCCACCCATTGTTTCTGATAATCCGTCAACTTGACGATGGGCGGTTTATGCCCGGTGATGACAACCGGATTTTCAAACTGGTCAACCGTCTGGCCGTTGATGTCTTTACGCCTATCGGCAGGCGTTGATGCAAACGTCACATCGGAAATAAAAAAGAAGGCCGCAATGACAACCGCAGCTAAAAGATATTTTATGTATGACCGGTTAAGAAATGCCATAAATATCCTTAATGGTCTGGATGGTGTTTTCATCAAGCGCCTTTACTTTCCTGGGCGCGTCTGTCTTTGGTGCATAGGTTGCCTTCATATCCGACAAGAGGCCAAAGGCATCCTTGAGCTGCTTGATTTTTTTGAAATCCATGGTTGCCGGAGACAAGAGCATCCCGCTGATCGTATATTTTAGACCATCCCATAGGGCATTAATGGCATCTTCCGGACCCTTGAATTCCTGCACCGGGATCTCATGTGCCGGTTGAATCTGATCTTCTTCGCTTTTCCTGGATGCCGCCATGGCGCGCTCAATGGCCGCGTAGGCATAAACGCTCTGAGGGTCCTTACTGTCCAAAGCGGTTTTCAACAGAGCCGCCCTCAGCTTGATTTTGTCACGCCGGATGGAACTCAAAGCCTCCCGGTATTCCTTCTTTTTGCCGGTCCAGTCTTCATCCATTCCCCAGCGCTTAAGCTGGGCCACGGACACACCCGTGGCCGCGGCCACCTGGTCATAGGTCATGCCGTCGGTCACATACATGGCCTCGGCAGCCTCCCGGATCTCGTAGGAATAACCTTCAGGCATCAGTTGGTCCCCAGGGAATCGTTGATGGCTGCAATCTCCCGGCAGAGCTGCTTGTACTGGATCAGCTTATCCGACAGCTCAAAAGCCTGATTTGTCAGCATCTCCTGATCAATGTCCGAGAGGGGCGCAAACGGATTCAAAATGGTCCTGATATCCTGCCTCAGCGTGGTGATGGACAGCTCCAGCTTTTTCGCCGCCTGGATCTTCTCCTGTTTCTGGCCCTGCCATATGAGACGTTCAGTACTCATCTGCAAACCTCCTTTTCAATCTTTTCCACCAGCTTTGTCATGGCTGTGGTGTTCATGATGATGATGTCTTTAAGATCATCCGCCAGCAGACGATACTGCTTGACCAGCTCCACGTTGTTCTCGTACATCTTGCGTTGCTCCAGCATATCTTCGCGGTACTGGGACAGGATGAGGCTGATCTGTGTCTGGTACTGGGAGGTTGTTTTATCCAGTTGCTGCTTTGCAAAATACCCTAGGATCAGCACCACACCGATAGGGCCAAGATCCAGGATCATCTTAATGATTTCCAAATAACCGCTTTCCGCCACCATGCCCGGCTCCATCAAGTTCTCCTTTCATTTTCGCTTTCGCAGAGCACGCACCGGGTGCAACCCTGCACGGCCTGCCGTCGTTTTTCCGGGATATCCTCCCCGCATTCGATGCACTGCATCCTGGATATTGCGCCCGGGGTTCTTTTGCTCCGGTGCTTTGCCAAGGCATCTGCCTGATCGCGCAGGGCACAGTCGCTGGCCAGGTCGCATTCATCCACCTATTGGCCTCCCCGGTTGATGTACTCTTCCCAGCCCTTGGGTGCCGGAACCGGATCACCCAGAGTACCGCTTTGCCTGTCGAAAGACTGACAGCCCGCACACAGCAGAAAAATCAAAAAGAACATTGCTGCCTTTTTCATGGCTTCAAACCCCTCCATACGCCGTTTCTGTCCTGCATTTTGTGCCATTTGTAATGCTCCATCCGGCTCCAGGGCATGGCATCCGGGTACCGGTTATCCAGGACCCACCAGGAACCGTCCTCAGATACAACAACCAGCACTGCATGATATCCGCCGGTTTCGGTCCAGCAGGTGGCCATGCGAAGATCACCGGGATTAAAACCAGCTTCCATTAGCCGTTTGCGCTTCAGGAGGGCATAATCCTCGCAATCCCCCCGCCCGGACTCCGGGATGATCCAGTAATCTGACACCCCGTACTGATCCGCGTCAGGCTTGTATGCAATTTGATTATTGATTTCCCGGTTGATCCGGCTCAAATCATCCATTGACCACCTTCGGAACTCCGGTGACGATGAGATCAGCAGTTCGCCCGGAAATCAGATCCTGGAACTTTTTGATTGCGATTCTGGATGAGGTCAGGCACCGCTGTTTCTCAATATGTCCCATGTGCATGCCCAGGAGGATGCATCCTTCTACATCGGACTTGTATCCAAGAGCCTCATCTCCTGCAAAATTGCCCGCATGAATCAGGATACCGGAGCGGCCCGGTACGTTCTGAACCTGATATGCCTTATTCCTGTCAGACCATGACAATGGATATAGGCCTGGCGGGATACACGACACATCTGGCCGGTTATCCCTCCAGGGCAATTCCAGGCAAAAGCATGCAAAGGCAAGGTCAGGCACGGAGAAGACGCCTTCCGTGCCTTGATCGCTCCGTGCATATCGATTCAGGTATGTTGTGATTTTATCTTTCATTCATATGATCCTCCTGTGCTTTGGCGTCACGCTTAGTGCTTTTTAAATCATCATGGCCAAGCTACCACCGCATTACACAAGAGGTACAAGGATTTAGTTCAAAAAAAAACATCCCTAAAAAACATCCCGTCAAGCCAAAGTCATCCCCAGCTTGAACAAATCGTCTATATCATCGTCTGTCAAACCGATGTGGGAAGCGGCGGCCATCACCATCGGGTCTAATCGCTTAAAGCTGGTGCTGACAACCCACTCCTCTCGAACATCTGCTGACTGAGCTGCAACAAAAGCATCTACCGCATCTTTCAACCCAAGCTCTCTAAGGGCTCTTCGCATCTGTAGTGGCCCGATTGCGGCGGTCGCCCGAAACATTTCAACCGGGTCCGGAGACGCCGGCACAAATCGCTTAACGATAACCACGGACCCATCAAAAGACGCCCCGATATGATCTTGATCCGTAGTTTCTTCTATGACACATGGATAGCTCCCATGGGCGTGAAGAAAGGTGTCTGTTGAATTTTTTCCGAGAAGAACATTGCCGACTCGTTTCGGCAATTCATAGGGATACCCCACTGGGGCCTGATTTTTAACCTGATGTCTCATTCCTTACTCCTTGTTATCGATGTTTCCTGTAAAATATTTTCACTGCTTACATGCCCATTGCAGTGTTTCATGTATCCTAAAAAGCTCATGATGGTTTCTCTAACCCGAGATAGTGGAACTTTATTTTCAGAGCAAAGCGCGGCAAGGCGCTTCATTTTTCTGCGGGCTTTTTTTACCGTGCGTTTGCGAGGCAGGATATGGGTAGGCCAGATTCTGTATCCGCAGTAATCAACTCCTCTGGAAGCTGGAAAAATACTTGTTTTGGGATTTAATTTTAAGGCCAAAGTGTCTGTCAAAAAATTTTCAACGGCGCCATAAATATCCCAAAGCCTTGCTTTGCTGGTATCTGCTACGACAAAATCATCCATATAACGACAGTAGTTTTTAACCCCGAGATCCTCTTTTATGTAATGATCAAACATATTTAGATAGACGTTGGCTATAAGCTGGCTGGTCAGTGCACCTACTGGAATACCGATACCGCCGCTGCCCCCTGTCCTGATAATTAAATCAAAGAGGTCCATAACCCTGGGATCACGGATGGTCCTGCCAATAACGCCCAGGGCGATTTGATGATCAATGGATTGAAAATATTTGGAAATATCTGCCTTAAGAACAAATGCTGGTTTGCCGTTTTTTCTTGTACGCCTCAACAGTTGCTGAACCCTGCCGGCCGCTGCATGAAAGCCCTTATTTTTTCGGCAAGCATATGAATGCTCTATGAACTTTCGTTCAAACAAAGGATAAACTGTATCCACCAAGGCATGGTGAACAACTCGGTCCGCAAATGGAGGGGCGTCGATAGTCCTCATTTTGGGTTCCATAACAACAAATCTTCTCCACCGGCCCGGCTTCCATGATCCCCATATGAGATGGTTCTGGATATTGATCAGGTTTTCTTCCAGATTTTTTTTAAACTGCATTACCTCCGGGTTGTATCGTTTACCTTTCTGGGCAGATAGAAACGATTTATAAAGAGTATCAAACCCTACAATAGTTTTAAAAATGTGGTTGGTTGTTTTCGGCATAAAAACCTTTTAAAATAAGCCGCGCCACGTTTGGCTATTGTCTACTTGCCGCGCTGCTTTGTTTATCTTTTCCACTCCTGATATGAGGGAGGGATAATTACCCCAAATTAAAAGCACTGGACGCTGCCCCTTAAGAAAGCGCCTTCCGGCTGATTAGCTTGCCAGGCGGGCGCCGATATTAGAGTTCGCATTGGACGCCACATTGTTCAAGTTGAATTTGAACAGCCCTGCATTCGAACCGTTCGTCCAGTTCCCGCCGTAATAAGCAATTACCCTTTTTCAGATTTCATCCATCCGCCTATCATCTTCCCTATTTCGTTGACGTGCCCGATCCAAACCTCATACCTGTGAATATTGATATATTTCATGCGGTGACACTTCCGGATCAAGGCCCTGAGGTATTCAACCTCTATATCCAGATCCTGCAGGGTCGTTTTTTTATGATACTTCTTGGCCGTTGCCACTGTGAGCCTTATAATCATTGCGATTGTCTTACGCATATCCGCACAGAGCACAAACTTTTCATATTTTGGGAACTGGGTCATTGCCTGGTGAGAGTAGGCGTCTAATTCTTCAATCTTTGTCAGTATTTTTAAATCCAGCATTTAAAATCCTTACAGGCCCCCTATCGGGGTCCTCAACAGAACACAATAGTCAGGCTACAGATCACGCTTTGCCAGGCGGGCGCCGATATTAGAGCTCGCATTGGACGCCACATTGCTCAAGAAGAAGTAGAACAGCCCTGCATTCGAACCGCTCGGCCAGTACCCGCCGTGGTAAGTGACATTCTCTTCTGCCGGATCGTTTGCATACATATAATCGAAAAATGCGGAATTGGCGGCGGTTGCCGTGACTGTTTTGCCAATAAAAAGGGAAGACAAATCAAAATCATTCCCGGTGTCGTCGAACACCGTCACTGGATAACCATCCATATCAGGCGTTTGAATAACACCCGTATTCACATATGTCTGATTTCCCAGCATATCCCATGTGCTGATAACGCCAGCGGTGCTGAATTTGAGGCCATCCACCATCTGCCACACATTGCCCCATAATTCGTAAAAGCCTCTCCATGTGGCATTGGTTGACCCAGAGACCACCGCTGCGGACGAACTGACATTGCCGGCACCAATTATGGATTGAGAATTTGAGCCTCCCATCTCGATCAGGCATAATAATTTAAGTGCAGATAGTTGCCAGATGTCCCACATCTGCCAGCCTGTCTGTCCGCCAGTATTCCTGGCTGAACATCTTGTCCGCATGGTGGGGAAATCAATGCTGACAAGCGGCAATGTATTAACAATCGACCCTGCTTTTGTTCCGCCGTCATTTGTAGCCTGATAATCTGAAATCCAGGCATGATCCAGCTCACCCCCGGCATAAGCGAACGCCGGGAATACGCTGAACCCGTCTGTTGGCAGATCAGAAATCCAACGGCATTTTTTACCGGCCTGGTCCGATCCGGCAGGACCCAGGCCGTATTTATAATAAAATTTTGGTATCTTCCCCATGGCCTGGCCATCGATTGCGGCATGGGTTATACCGGCATACACCGGATGATCATCATAATATAATCCACCCAGGCTGTACTCGGATGCCGTGAGGTTGTTGCCGTCTGCATCTATCCTGGCCCACACGCCTGTCGATGTCTCAGCAATACCAATGATTTTAGGTGATCCATATCTGAGCACGAAACCCTCCGGCGTCACAAAAATACCCATCACACCACCTCTGTAAATGCGTCCGAAATAACGGCATAAACCGTTGTACCCACCTGGTATAAATACACCGTAAAAATGCCCTCAGCCGGAAGATTCCCCAGCACATAATCAGCAGCATCAAATACGATCCCGTTGCTGCCTGAATTATCCAACGTCAACAGCACTGAGTTTTTGTCCAGATTTGTCACAACAAACCCGGTGATGTCACCAGTCACATTACCCTGCTGGACCAATCCGTTCGCCGCATTGATTCCCAATGCGCCGCTCACATCACCCAGGACATAAACATCTTTCTTTTTTTGATATCTTGCATCGGCCGCCGCTTTGCTTATGCCGCCAGGTATAAAAGTGTTCATCATGTTTTCACCGCCTTTTTAAATTGATCTGCGATACTGCACGATTTCAACCTCTCCAGACCCTGATACCAGCAAGCGGGTCATGGTACCCTTTGCCTCAATGGCAATATAAGGCGATGCGTCATCCCGGTTCTTAATCTCAGGCTCGAAAGCCTGCGACTGCTTATAGACCGTAACTTGCCCGGTAATCTTCATCACATATACATGTTCTGTTTCAGAGCTGACCGGCACAACAGCTCCTGAAAATCCAGGGATGTCCGATTGATAAAGCAATGGGATTTGGGCCAGGTCGATATCAGCCCGGCTAATCACCCGGCTCCATACCGGGGTGTCCGTCAAAACTACGATGGAAGGGTGGTCTGAATAAAAATAGGTTTCCAGCGTGGACCCAGGGTTCAGTATCCTCGGCGCCCCTGTTTTGTCCAGGACCGTCACCTGCGTATTGCCTCCGTTTTTTAATACAGGCATTTCAATCTCCTTTTGCTACGGTTGATATTAAATTGATGGCAGGCTACAACAGCATTGCACAAGAGGTACAAGGATTCAGTTCAAAAAAAAACAAACCCCGGAAGGCTTACCCTCCGGGGTTTGTGATAGGTGGGATAGATTTATTGCAGGGCGGCTTCGGCGGTTTGGATCTCTCCCTGGATGTGGCGGAGGAATTCCACCAGGCCGAACATGCCGTCATCGGAGATAAGGAACTGCTTTACATCCACGGCGGAAAGAAGCTCCGCCAGGAACCCGACCTTGGCCGCGGTGTGGATCAGCCGGTCCCTGGAATGCATGGTTGTGTTTTGGCTCATGACAGCCTCCTTAAACCAGGATGGCAGGCCGGGGCACATCCCTGTTCAGACGAATACCGGACACGCAGGGGATGATGGTCCGGCCGATGGATCTCTTGGTGCTCCTGACCGAGGCAATGGCCTTGTACAGGCTGAGAAAAAACCGGGGTTGGTTCATGGGATCAATGCCATGCTTCATGCTATAGGCTTCATAGGCCTGATACAGCTCTTTTTTCATGATAATGGCATCGGGCCTGACCGTGCACCGGCCCTGGATGAACAGCTTCAGCGGGCTTGATTCCAGATCCGCCTGTATCCGGTTTACCTGGAACTGATCCAGCTTTTGTTCCAGGCCGGCCAGTTGCTCCGCCACCTGGGTGATGTCTTTTACCAGGGCCTTGTCCATGGCATATCCTCCGGTCTTGCGGATGGAGGGGAGAACCTCGTGGGACACCCATTTTTGAAAAGGCTTGGCCTCGGGTTTGTTGGATCTCATAATCATCCGGTAAAGGCCGGGTTCGGATATGATGGTGACCTCTTGTTTGCCTCCAAGGGTACTCATCTGATGAGTACCCTTTTCATCCTCATCCAGCATCCGGACGGCATTAAATGCATCTCTATAATCGAGAATTTCGCACACATCCTTGGCCACAAACCAGATGGAGTCATCCTCCAGGGTAACGGCCCGGATTCCCTGGTTTTCATCCATGGCAAAGGACAGCATGGCTTTGGTGGTGGCAACGGCTTTGGTTTCTGGTGTGGTGTTCGTTTCTTGCTGAATCATGATTCTTTACTCCTTTGGTAAAAATTATTATTGGGTTTCCGCGCTTTCCGCTGCTAAACAAAAAGGGCGGGCCATGCAGGTTAGCAGACCGGACCAAAGGAACCGGCGAGCCTTTCGGCTCCCTGCATGACCCGCCCAGGGGGTGAGGTCATGGTGTCGGATAAAAAAACCGCCATAAGCGGCGGTAATCCGCCTTTGGTATCCGGGCTGCTAATCCCGAGTCTGCGCTATTGCGCCGACCGTGATCAGGATACCCCGGATAAAAATTAAAAGTCAAGGCCATTTTTAAAATAATTCCAGTTGCTCTTCTTTGATGCGGTCCGGATCATTGCGCCGGGCCTCCCGCAGGATGAACCGCACGTGCCGGGTGGTGAGCCCGTATTTAACGGCCAGCTCCCGGTGATTAAATCCCGTGAACTCTTTGGCTATGCGCCGGTCACGGGCTTTGCGAATCACGCTTTCAACTTTGGGAAAATAAAAGGCATCGCCGCCAAAGACTTCCACCAGCTTTTTAGCGGTGGCAAGCCCGGCAACTTCGATGATCTGGGACATGGCATCGTCCTCAAAATCATCCGGCCTGATATCGTCCCAAAGGTTCATTAAATATACTCGAACTCTATAAAATTAAGCGGCTTTGTCAGAGTTATCTTGCTGTTATGCTGCATGAGCATCATCGCGAATACATCCGGCGTCAGATTCGGAAAACCTTCCATGATACAAAGCTCCGGTGTTACATCAATCAGCCGTGCCTCCCTGGCAATTTTTACCCGGATCTGACAGATCCGGACGATCCTCTGGCCTTTTTTCAGCCCCTGGCATTTTTCAACAGCGTTGATGATTTCGCCTGGTTTCAGGTTCCACCAGCCGTCCCGGATGGTATGGGTCTTTTCCCGGGCATACATCTGCTTTGTGGTCAGCATAAAGCTCATATTACGCGGCATTGTTGACCATCCTTATTTCAAAGGGGAATCGTAATAAAACCGTTCCCCAAGATTTTTGACTGCCTGATAATAGACCACGGACAAATTCATCCTCCGGTTCCTGATGATCTTGTCGAATATGCTCATCCGGGTCTTTTCATAGTGCTGCTGGACGATCCGCTGCATATTGTTCCGGAACAAATCGTTTGACAGCACAAACCCGGGCTTGTCATCCCATACCACATAGGTCCAGTCATGGATCTTGCAGGCCGGCAGGATGGACAGAAAATACAGATGATCCGGCACCAGCCAGTCCACTACGCCGGAGGTGCCGCAGCCGTTGGTCACGTCCGCTATGACGTCCGCTTCCGAGCACCAGAAGGATTCCGGGGCGGACAGGATATAGCCCATATATTCATCCTGCAGGATGGGATCACAAGCCGAATCTATGGTAAACGCCTCATGGCCTGGAATTCTGCTATATGTCATCGTTCCCCCTACAGCGCCGCCAGGTCAAGGCTAATAACCTGCCAGGCTTTGGTTTGTTCGATGCGTTTGTAAATCCGCATGTACGATTTTGACCCGGCGACCTGTAGGCTTTCGGATATGGCCTTCATGGCGTTCTGCCATAGCGGGTCAGAGATGTCCAGGCGGCGGAGAGCCAGTATCCTGCGGGTATTGATCTTGCCTTCCTGGTTCACGGAAAATGCGTCGTTGATGATGGTCTTGATCTCGCTGCGGCTGTCCGAGGTCCAGTTGGTAAAACAGTCGTCTATCATCTGTTTTGCAACCTGAAGGCGTTCGTCAAACACCAGGTACTCGGAGATCTGGATCTTGATCAGGTAATTCATATCGAAGGAATATAGGGAGAGATTCCCCTTTTTACCGCCCATCTGGACACCGTATTCCCGGGCCGATTGATCCACAAAGGCCTCAATCTCATCCATGGCCAGCGCCTTAAAATCGATCATCTTTTGCTGAAGCTCGACGGCCTTGGCCACCAGACTGCGGACCAATTCATCTCTCAGCTTGTCGATCTCCCTGACCTGGTCGATGTGCACCAGCCGCCCCATACCGTCCTCCATATACTCTGACAGCGCTACTGTTTTCCTGTCATACCGGGCCTTCTGGCATTCGATGCACCTGGAAGTGAGCCCGTCCGCGGACTTGGCGTCACCATAAAAATATTCTTTTGTTGCCGGCAGGGGTTTGCCCTGATGCCGGCAGTCGGTGTTTGAGCAAATTTTTGTTGCAGTCTCGTTCATTGAATCTCCTTGATGGTGCGGCGCTCCGGCATGTTCACCGGGCTGTAGACCGACACCACGGTCTGGGTAAAATGGTCAACGGTGATGGTGATGTTCAAACCGAAATGGCAATAAACCGTCAGGGTCTTGATGTACGTGAACCGGCTCACTGCCTTCCGGCCCTTCAACACCCTGACGGATTTTCGGATAATGTCATGCACCTTTTCAGG